TGGTTACAAGCATTCTACAAGCCCATACTACAATGCTACAGCAGCACTACAAACTAGCCCAGGCGGTCCAATTGTAGGTGCAACTGCCCCAGCAGCCAGCAACGGTCAAAGTGATGGCACAGCACTAGTTAACGGTGATTTGTGGATTAGCACAGCCGACATGGAAAACTATCCAACAATTTATAAGTGGGACGGTTTGAATCTAGAGTGGGTATTGATTGACAAGACAGATCAAATCACCGATCAAGGTGTTTTATTTGCTGATGCTCGTTGGGCAACTAGTGGTGTATCAAGCACACCGAGCACCATCGCTGACCTATTAGCAAACAACTTCTTAGATCCAGATGCTCCAGATCCAGCACTATATCCAAAAGGTATGTTGCTATGGAACCTACGCAGAAGCGGTGGTAACGTTAAGAAATATCAGAACAACTACATTGATATAAACACAGACAACGCAAGAACTGGTGTTGCTACCTTAAACGGTGCGGCGTTTGTTTCCGGCGAAAGCATGAGCGGTTACTGGACAGATCGTTGGACTACAGAAAGCGGTAACAATGAAGACGGTTCTGGTGCATTTGGTCGTAAGGCACAGCGTAAAGTTGTTGTACAGGCTATGAAGTCAGTAATTGACACTAGCCAAGAAATCCGTGACGAAGAGCGTAGAAACTTCAACTTGATCTCTGCTCCTGGATACCCAGAAACATTGCAGAACTTGATCAGCTTGAACATTGATCGTGGTCAAACAGCGTTCGTTATCGGTGACACACCATTGCGTCTACCAAGCGATGCTACATCATTGTTGAACTGGGGTACTAATGCTGCTCTAGTAACAGACAACGGCGACGACGGTATTGTCAGTTACGACGAGTACTGTGCAGTTTACTATCCAAACGGATTTACCACAGACCTAGGCGGTGCTAACGCAGTTGTTCCAGCATCACACATGATGTTGAAGACATATGCACTAAGCGACCAAGTTTCTTACCCATGGTTTGCTCCAGCAGGTACAAGACGCGGTGGTATCAGCAATGCAACATCAGTTGGATATATCGACGCACTAAGCGGAGAATTCCAAACAGTAGCATTAAACGAAGGTACAAGAGATGTTCTTTATGATCTAAAAGTTAATCCAATTCCATTCTTTGTTGGAGTAGGCCTAGTTGCTTATGGTCAGAAGACTCGTGCTAGAAATGCCAGCGCATTAGATAGAATTAACGTAGCTCGTCTAGTTGTTTATCTAAGAAGCCAGCTATCAAAACTAGCTCGCCCATATGTGTTTGAACCAAACGATTCTATCACCCGTGATGAAATCAAAGGCGCAGTAGAGAGCTTGTTATTAGAACTAGTTGGTCTAAGAGCTCTATATGACTTTGCAGTAGTTTGTGATGAGTCAAACAACACACCAAGTAGAGTTGATCGTAATGAGTTGTATGTTGATATTGCTATTGAGCCAGTTAAGGCCGTAGAATTCATCTACATCCCAGTGCGTATCGAGAATACTGGTGAAATTTAATTAACGGAGCAAAGAAATGCCAATTACATCATTAAATAACTTTTCGATCAACCCAGCTGGTCCTGGTACCAATACTGGTATGTTGATGCCAAAACTGAAGTATCGCTTCAGAGTGACATTGCTTGGCTTCGGTACTCAAGCTAGTACAGAATTAACCAAGCAGGTCATTGACGTAAGCAGACCTAAGATTGCTTTTGAAGAAATCGAAGTGCCTATTTACAACTCAAAGATCTATCTAAGCGGTAAGCCAACACATGAAATGTTGACCCTAAACGTTCGCGATGACGCAGCAGGCAATGTTATCAGATTAGTTGGTCAACAGATCCAGAAGCAATTCGACTTCTTAGAGCAAGCAAGTGCTCGTTCTGGTATTGACTATAAGTTTACAACTCGTGTTGAAGTACTAGACGGTGGTAACGGTGCTCTAGGCCCACAAGTACTTGAGACATTTGAGTGCTTTGGTTGCTTCCTACAAAACACTGACTACGGTGATTTAAACTATGGAACTAACGAAGTTGCTACAGTTGCACTAAGCATCAGATACGACAACATCCTACACGAAGCTGGTACAGTTGGTGTTGGTACGCTAGTTGGTCGTCAAGCAGCTACTCAAGCTATTACTGGTTTAACTCCAGGCGCAGCTTAATCTTAGTTGATTCAAAACAGCCCGGTTTTATACCGGGCTTTTTTGTGACATAAATAATTGTATGGCAAATAAATTCACAAGATATCTATTAGGAGATGGCAACTTCTTTGGCGGTTTGGTTGGAGGTATTACCAAACCCAAAGGCATTATGGCCGATTGGCAACACGCCTCTAGAACATTTGTTGACGATACATTTAGACTTGCCCCAAGACATAAGTTTCTATATTATGTGGTATTTGAAATTAATCCTTGGGCACATAATGCTACATCATTCACAGCCAAACACAGTCAAGAAGTTGCGCTACTTTGTAAAACAGCCGAATTGCCAAAATTCAATTTTGAGATGGTTACAAAGAATCAGTACAATAGGAAAAAATTATTGTACAAGTCAATAAATTATGAACCTGTTAACATTACCATGCATGATGATAACAGCGGAATCGTTAGTGCAATGTGGGCAATATATTATGCTGCTTATATACAGGATCGTAAGTTGCCGTTGAATGCATTTGACGACCTGCATTATAGAAATGCCGGCACAAGTTTTGACAATTATAGATACGGTCTAGACAATGATAAACGCTTTGATTTCTTTACAAGTATCAGCATCTATACCATGAGTCGAAGCCGCTTCAACGGATACACTCTAGTTAATCCTCGTATACAAAGTTGGAATCATGGTAATGTTGACTATGCCGATGGAGGTGTAATGGAAAGTGCTATGACCATACAATACGAGTCTGTTCAGTATAGCACCGGTAGTGTTTCAACTAACAGTCCTAAAGGATTTGCCACTCTACACTATGATGTAACCCCCAGTCCATTGAGTGTGCAAGGTGGTGGAACCTCTGCATTATTTGGTGGTGGTGGAGTATTAGCAGGCGTAGAAAGCATATTTGGTGATGTTGCCAACAGCAAAAGTCCGTTATATAATAGTCCAGCAGGATTCCTTGGTACTGCAATTAAATCTGTAAACACATATAACAATATTAAAGGGTTGAGCAAAGACGGTATTGCACGAGAATTAGGACAGATTATTAGTAGCCCTGCGGCAATTGGCGGAATTGTTAACACCGTTGGCGGCATTGCTGGCAGCATATTTCCTAAAAATATCCCCAGCGGAGATTCTATAATAGCATCAGCTAAAAAGTTTTTTGGATAATACATGAGAACAAATTTACCACCAATTGAATCTAGCACAGACAGCGCAGCTAAAACAAAATTGTTCTTTGACGAATACGGCCAGGCTCCGTTAGAGTTCGCAGCCAATGATGTAGAAGCAGCTATTGGATTTTTTATGGGTAACGGTTTTGATCGTGATGCTGCTGAAATTACTGCGGCAGTGGTATTAAGACAGGCCAAATTGGAAAACATTCCTGTATTTCAATTAATTGATCAATTAAAAACCCTTGACGGTGTAAAACTCAGCGCCATGGTTGCAGAGATTTTAAATAACAACAGACCTAGTTCAAGTGCTCTAGGATATAAAGCAGCCAACTCCGACGATCAATTCAAGATCCGCAACATTGCGGCCTAAGTATGAAATTTGCCCAAGGCCGTTTTGAAATGAAAAATCCTGAAAAGTATGTAGGGAAAAAGATTCCATTGGCTCGCAGCAGCTGGGAATTTGTATTCATGCGTATGCTAGATGAACATCAAGGTGTTGAAAAATGGGCCAGTGAAAGTATTCAGATTCCCTATCGTGATCCATTTACCGGCAAATACACAATATATGTTCCTGATTTCTTTATTGTCTACAACGACAAAACAGGCGGCAAACATGCCGAAGTTGTTGAAGTAAAACCAGAAAGTCAAACCGTACTGGAAAAAGTAGGAAAGAGCCGATACAATCAAGAACAGTATGTAAAAAACATGGCCAAGTGGGAAGCTGCCCGTGCATGGTGTAAACAGCAAGGTTTAAAATTTAGAGTAGTCAATGAGGGTGATATTTTCCATCAAGGCGGCAGTCGTCGATAAGTATTGATATGACCAAGAAACTTGAAGAATTATTTAATCTAAACGAACAAGCTCAACCTGTTCCAGAAGTAGAGCTAGCTGTAGAAACACCGGTAAAAGATCATACTCCTGTGCGCAGTATTGACGACAGCTATGCTGAAGTTGAACGCATTACACAGAGTCTACCAGCAATTAACGAATTAAACGATCTAGGTGATGCAGAACTTGACGACCTAGCCACTAAGGCTGAAAAAGCCTATGATGAGCTAATGGATCTAGGTATGAATGTTGAAGTTCGTTATAGCAGCAGAATTTTTGAAGTAGCTAGTTCAATGCTGGGTCATGCAATTACAGCAAAGACCAATAAAGTTGAAAAGAAACTCAAAGCAGTCGATCTGCAATTAAAGAAATACAAGATAGATAAAGACAATAACGAAGACCCAAATGATGTTATCAACGGTGCAGGTTATGTGGTTTTGGACCGTAACGAGATGATCAAGAAACTGGGCGGAAAAGCATAAATACTCGTATGAAAACTCTAAAAGAATATCTTACTGAAAGCAAAAAGGTCTACGACTTTAAGGTCAAAGTAGCCGGTGACTTGCCAGAGACTTTTCAAGAAAATCTAAAAACAGCTTTAGACAGATGTAAATGCATTAAACTTGAAAAGATCAGCACAACACCAATTCAATCTTTGCCTTTGGACTTTCCTACAATGAAGAACTGCGAAGTTCATATCTTTGAAGTTATTTGTGAATACCCAATTACCAGCCCAGAAATCGTTAACGATATTAAAAGTCTAGGCTTAGAAGAACACAGCTTCCGTGTTAGAGGCAGCGACGAACCAAGTGAAACTGACCAAGTGTTTGCAGATCTAGAAGAAGTTAAAGATGTATTACTAACTGATGCACAAGTTGGTGATCCTAAGATCAAAGGCAAAGATTATTTTGGAGATGACTTCAATCGTGGTTTCTTAAAAGATTTAGAAAAATCAGCAAAACAACGCAAAAAAGATCAAGACGGGCCGACAGAGTATAAACTGCCCAAGGCTAAACAAGACAAGGCCGGCCTAAAAAGCGCCATGGGGAGTAAATAATGGATTTTAATCAGTTAATGGCAAGAATGCGTGAGTTGGATCAACCCGCCCAGGCACAAGTACAAGAAGCAACACCAGTAGGTGAATGTGGCGATCCTATGATGGGACAATCATCAATGGGCATGAACAATCAAATGCCTCCACCTCCAGCACATCCTAGCATGAGTGTTAATCTAAATGCTCAAGGCATGGACAACATTGAAAGTCTAATGAAGTTGATGACCAAAGTCAACCCAGACATGATCAATCAACCAATGCCTAAGGCTATTGAAATTGAACCAATGGGTATGCCTTCGCTAACACCTCCGGGTCCTAGCATTTCCAGTATTGGCGATTTAGGCAATCTAGATTCAGGCCCATTAAAAATGTTGCCAAACTTAGATAAAGATGAGCCACACAGTGAGCCTGATGCAGATAACATGGGCGGTCCTAGCGACATGGATGCAGACAACATGCCTCCAATGGGCGACTTAGATCGAGATGACAGCGACGATGTAACTAAAGCAATGGGCGACATCGACGGTGACGGTGATCACGACATGGACGATCACGAAGCAGAAAAAGATGATGACAGTAAAGATCCAGAAGACGACGAAAAGAAAAAAGACGAAGCCTACGGCAATTCAGTTGAAGGTAGTGCGGGTGAAGATTACAAAGATATCGACTACATGGTCAACAAACTTGCAGGCGGCATGAATGAGCCTAAGAAGAGTTATAGCGGCAAGCCATATCGCGGAGATAATCCAATGGCTGCAGGCGCCTATGAAAGCAGAGATGCTCTTCGTGCTAGCATTCGTTCAGAACTACAACAAAGATTAGCAGAAGCTAAAGGAGCAAAATAATGGCAGATTTATACGGCGTAGCAGCAGCTGGCACATCAGTAAACGTTGATGCCAATGCAAGAAAATTATTAGGTGATGGCGCATCAGGTGTTGGTCCCTACACAAGTTTTGGTACTCCTACACTAGTAGCACTCAAGATTGTATCGGCAACTATCAACTTTACCACAACTCCTACAATTGCCAACAGCAATATGTCTAAGGCAGTTACTGGACTTCAAAGTCGTGCAGAAGTGTACTATGTTGGAATACCGACAGCATCTGGAGCCAATCAGTTTGTGGCACTAGTTCACTGTGAAGATTCTGGTAACGGTTACGGTGCATCAACAAGCATGGACGGTTCTTATGAGAATCTCGAAGATGCGATTGGCGCTGCATTGGGTGTTGCAGAAAATGATATTACAATTACTGAAGTAGCGTTGACTGGTTTAACATTTGCTTAATTAATTAAAAATAATCAAATAGGCTCTTCGGAGCCTATTTTTTTCAGTAAATAACAATATGGCAAAATCACTAGACGGTAATTTAATTAAGAAGGCTCATGCTCCTCAACGATATACATTAGAGGAAGTAAAGCACCTAGAAGCCTGTATGGATCCAGTTACGGGCCCTATCTACTTTGCTAAAAACTTCTTAAAGATTCAGCATCCCACCCGGGGCTCAATTCCATTTGAGCCTTATGAATATCAAGAAAGATTAATCGACGCTTATCATAATAACAAACAATGCATTGCTATGTTGCCTCGTCAGATGGGCAAGACCACATGCGCCTGTGCCTACTTGTTATGGTATACAATGTTTGTGCCTGAAGCACAAGTACTAATTGCTGCTCACAAATATGAAGGTGCGCAGGATATTATGAACCGTTACCGTTTTGGTTACGAGAACCTGCCAGACTTTATCCGCGCTGGTGTGTACAGCTATAATAGAAACACAATTGAATACGATAACGGTGCTCGTATACAGGCAGTAACTACTACAGAAAACACAGGCCGTGGTAAATCTCTTTCATTGATTTATTGCGATGAGTTTGCATTTGTGCAACCACCTGAAAAAGCTAAAGAGTTTTGGACTGCACTATCTCCAACACTATCAACCGGCGGTAAGTGTATTATTACATCAACACCTAACTCAGATGAAGATCAATTTGCACTTATCTGGACTGAAGCACAGAAGCGTTTTGACGAGTTCGGTATTGAACAGCCATTAGGTACTAACGGCTTCCACAGTTTCTTTGCACACTGGAACGAACATCCAGATCGCGACGAAGCATGGGCACAAACAGAGCGTGCCAAGATTGGCGAAGAAAGATTTCGTAGAGAGTTTGATTGTGAATTCTTGATCTTTGACGAAACACTGATTAATGCAGTACGACTAGCAGAAATGAAAGGTGTTGAACCCACAATGATTATGGGCCAAACCCGCTGGTACAAAGATATTAACCCGCAGGCAACTTATCTAGTGGCACACGATCCTAGTCTAGGCACAGGTGGTGACTACGGTGCCATCCAGGTCTTCGAAATGCCTACAATGGAACAGGTAGCAGAGTGGCGTCATAATCTAACTCCTATACAGAGTCAAGTAAAAGTGATGCGCGAGATACTGAAGTACATTCAAGATAGGGGTATAGAAAGAGGTGGGCAACCACAACTGTACTATTCTGTAGAAAACAACACACTAGGAGAAGCTGCTCTTATTGTTATCCGTGATATTGGGGAAGAAAACTTCCCAGGATTATTCCTAAGTGAGCCTATTAGAAAAGGACATGTGCGAAAGTTCCGCAAAGGATTTAATACAACACACCGTACAAAGATTACAGCTTGTAGTCAACTTAAGAATATGTTAGAAACACAAAAGATGAAGATCTACAGCAAGCCCTTAGTTTCTGAACTCAAGACTTTTGTAGCCACAGGTGTAGGATTTAACGCTAAAACAGGCGAACACGATGATCTTATTAGTGGAGTTTTATTGATCATACGCATGGCCAGTGTGTTGGCAGACTGGGATCCGCAGATCTACGACAAACTAACAGAAAAAATCACCGAAGACCAAATGCCCATGCCTATCTTTGTGTCTAGCGGTTTTTGATAAATATAACTATGGATGCAACAAACAATATTGCCACTGATTTATTTTATAAAATTCGCAGCCGCTTCAAAGGCCTAAAACTAGGCAATGAATTGGGTGCTATTACCATCAATCCAGAAGAAGCACGATTCTTTGATTTTGATTACATGGAAGGCGAAACGCCAGTAGGACATGTTAGTATCAGTCTTGCAGAACAGAATTCTATTAAAGTTTATTTCAGCACAGGCATCACAGAAAGCATGGATCCTTTACAGAAAGACAACTGGTACGGGTTCTTAAAAGAATTACGGGTATTTGCCAAACGCAGATTAATGAGTTTTGATACTAGAGATATTGCCAAAGACAATCTAGATCGCAGAGACTACGAATTTTTAACGCAACACAATCAACCAAAACAACAACCAAATACAGTGATACAACCTGTTGGAGAAAGTATTATGAGTGAAAGCCAACTATATGGTAGCAAGACAATGAGCTATCAAAAGTTAATGGATACCCGTTTGATTATCAAACACAGCCAAGCACTAGCAGACGATATGCAGCCTGGTGCTAGAAGTAGAAACATCAGTGCGCTGTTTGTAGAAAATCAAGACGGTGAAAGATTTAAGTATCCGTTTATTCACCTAAGTGGTGCCCGTGCAATGCAACGACATGTGGCCAACGGCGGTGTACCTTACGACGACATAGGCAAAAGTATTATCAACATGAGCGAGCAGATTGCTCAATTAAAAAGTTTCAACAACTATGTTGTTCGTAACGATTTAATGAACTTTGAAACTAACGATGTTGTTGAGCGTAGTCAACAACAGTTAAACATGATGCGTGAGCAATTGTCTAGACTGGCTAAACAAAGTCACTACGAAGTCTATAAAGAAACATTCCAGCCACAAGAGGCACTAGAAGTTCCACAAGAAGTAGTCGAAGATTACACTGAAAAATTTACAGTTAAGAACTTTAAAGAAGATATCAAAAGCGTATTTCCAGTTCTGTACAGACTAATGAAGGAAAGCGAATTAGGCTATGACGACATAGTCGCAATGACAAACATTGAACAACCAACTACAGAAGATTTTGATCTTGAAGAAAATGACAACGAGTTTGATCGCTTTGAATCATGGGTTATGGGTCTAGGAGAAAATAGTCCTATACAAAGTCAAGAGCCAGAAGAACAGGCAACAGCAGTACAAGCACTGCAAGAATTAGTAGCTCAGGCCTTTCCGATAGGCGTAGATGGATCTAATGCTATTGAAAGTCTCAAAGGTATTATTGAAGATCCTCAACTAGAACAACAAATTCAGACACAGGCAGCACAAGATCCCGAGATGGATGCAAGAGGTTTGGTACAACAATGGTTGAGCCTATATGCACCAGAAGTATTAGAGCAATTAGATTTTGGAGACTTTGATCCAAACGCAACAGCGGAACCAGAAGGTGAAGCGCCGGCGACTGACCAAGGGGGTGAAGAAACAGCGCCAGAAGCACCAGCAGCAGAGGTTCCAGCAGAAGAACCAGTTCCGCAAGAAAGTCAGGGTGATGAAGAGCAACAGCCAAAACAAATGAATGTTCAAGAAGTTGCAGAATTTATTCACAGTTTTTATGACCCTGTATCAGGCACATTCCCTAAGAGTCCAGAAGGCGTTGCAATCATGGTAGGCAAGAAGTTTGGGCCAAAGGCCGAAGCTGTGGCCCGTAAAATGGTAGAAAGAATGGCTCCGCAGCAAACAAGTCCAGAAGTTTCTGAACTAGCAAGAATTAAAGAACTTGCTCGTTGGTAAAAGTTGTTCGTAGCAGTTAGAGTCTAGTTAACTCTATTAGATTGGGCACTTAGGTGCCCTTTCTTTTGGCTATATTGATTGTCAACGAGATCGTCTGCTAAAGCGTTATTATAGTATGCAAGAAGAAAAACATCTAGACTGCCATAGTGATTCAAAATCGCCAAAAACCGATTACGAATCAAAGTCGTGGCCGTTACTGCCTACATCATATGATTGGAGATATTCAAACTGCGATGAACGACGAAGCGGCCCGTGCCGGAAGACAGATGTTTTAACTTTGAGCATATTTCATTAACCTAAAAGGAACTTAAAATGAAAAACGCAATCGCAATTCTCGCTACCGTGTTCGCAGTATCAGCATTTGCACAAGCACCTGCTAAGAAAGAAGAAACCAAACCAGCAGCACCTGCTGCAACAGTAAGTGCTCCAGCAGCTACTACTGCACCAGCAGTTAAGAAGGAAGAGAAAAAGCCTGCAAAAAGTACTCCTGTCAAGGACGAAAAGGCAGCAGCTCCAGCTGCTAAGCCAGCATCAAAGTAAGCCGTTAGAGGTAAATGACTCCGACGACGATGGTGCAGATGAAATTGATGGGCATGTTGCCTATCGTCGTCCGGAGGTTATCAAAGAATCATATGTCTATGATTTAGATGATGACAGTGAATTACCTACACACATTACAGAGAGACTTGCTCAAATAAGAGCACTGGCACTGGAAAAATATAAAGAAGTCCATGGTTGAGCCCTGGGCTTTTTTATTGGTAAAACAAAATCAAAAATAAACAAAAAATCATTGACCTTGCTAAATAAAAAGCGCATAATAAAACATGTGCATAAGGCATATAAAACATTTTAGGCATAACATAGGAGGCATTTAAAATGGCAACTCTCGCAGAAATCCGTGCTAAACTCGCAGAAGCACAATCAAAGTCCACAGGACAATCCACAGGTGGTGGAGACAACGCAATTTACCCACATTGGAATATGCAGGAAGGTAAGGAAGCAGTAATTCGCTTGCTACCAGACGGTAATCCCAACAACACATTTTTCTGGGTAGAACGAGCAATGATCAAATTGCCGTTTGCAGGTATCAAAGGTGAAACAGACAGTCGTCCAGTTCAAGTGCAAGTTCCTTGCGTTGAAATGTACAACGACGGTACAGCTTGCCCGATCCTTTCAGAAGTTCGTGGTTGGTT